GGCGAAGCCGTTGGTGCCGCCGAAGTAGTGCAGGATGGCTTCCAGCAACTCCGCCGTGTGCGGGATGTTGGCCCCGCCGATGGCCGCCGCGTCCAGCATGTGGGACACGGCCTTCTTCTCGATCCGGTCCATCCGCCGCTGCCGACGGGCCTTCCCCTGGCAGGACCGGCAGACCGTCTTCCAGTCACCGTCCTTGCCGCCGTATCGCTGGAAGTTCTTCTCGTTCAGCGTTTTGACATGCTGGCAGACAATGCACTGCCGATCCTTGCTGGCAGCGATCATGCGTCACCTGTCTAACTGCATGATAGATCGAATCATGGGGGCCGAGGCGACTCCGCCGCCTTCCCTGGCGGCCTTCAACTTCTCCTGGATGCCCTTTCGGTACATGTCGTCCATGGCCATGTCGGCAGGCATGGGCTCGTCCATGAAGCCGTAGAGTTCCTTTATCATCTGCGGGTCGAGAGGCACGAGGGAGTTCTCGTTCTGCTCGATCATGCTGCGGGCGTAGTCCTCGTTGTCCATCGCCATCTGCTCAAGGTCGATGGGGCGATTGAGCCTGCGAGCAATCTCTTGCTGCATGGCCAGTTGCTGTCGCAGTTGCCGGATGATGGATGACATAGGAGTGTTGAGCGCCGGGGGCCTCCTTGCCCCCTGGTCGCGTGCATGCGTCAGTCGAGCGTGTACCCGGGCTTCCGCTTGGGCGGCGCAGACTTCTTCGGATTGGCCCGTGCCAATGGCTGTCGCTTCTTAGTGGGATGCCACACTTCCTCGCCCGTCAGAAGATCCGGGACTTTGATGTGGTTGGGCGGCGGCACGAGCATTTCTCTTGCATCCGACATCGTGGACTGCGGCACGCCCTCCAGCATCGGATCCGGGGGCGAGTACATAGAGTCACGCACATCCTGCTGCAGCCTGCGGATACGGTCCTCTGACGAGAGCATGTCCGGCCCCGGGGCGGCCTGCGGCTGCTGGGGGACCTCCTGGGCTCCCGCCCGATTCCGCATCTCCATGGCGGCACGGTTGCCCCAACCCGGAGTCTGCGAGTGCATCCTGAACAGGAATGCCAGTCGCTGCTCATCGTTCTCCGGGGCGGCCTGCGGCTGCTGGGGGACCTCCCGAAAGGGCGGCATGTCCTGGGGCCCGAAACTCTTGTAGTTCTGGTATTTCTCTGGGTAGGGCATGATCTGAAGTTCCTTGGCGTCGTTACGTCACTTCTTTGGGCACTGGCCGTCCGGGCACTTCCCGGCGGACTTGCACTTACAGGTCACGGGGCAGGGGCACTTCTGCACGATTCTGCCGTCTGGCTTCCAGTAGCCGTCCTTGCATGTTCCGCCACAGACGCACTCGGCAGGCTTTGGGGCCGGGGGCGGCTCGGTGGCAAAGGTGGCGTAGGCGGCACGCACAGCGGCGGCGGCCCGGGGCTGCTCAGTGTCGATGGCCTTGGGGTCAGACGACATCCAGGTCAGCACCCAAATCAGGAACTCCCACATTCACCACCCCCTTGCGTGATTGAGGTGTGCGTACCCCTGCTCGTCCACAAGCACGGACTGGATCTGATGGCTCTGGTCCCTCGGGGCAGGCTCGGCAAAGGCCGCGAACCACAGGGCTGTCTTGGCGAACTTCACGATGGCCGCCAGGATCGGCCGCGATTCGTGCGGGCTCGGCGTGACCTCATTGGCCGCCCGGTAGCCGATCAACAAGCAGACCACGCAGACGATTGCCAGGGATTGCTTCGAGAGCGTGACCATCATCGGACTCCTTACGGGGCGACAGAGAAGGCAAGAGGTGCGGGCGAGAGCCAGTTCCCATGATGCAGGTCTCGCCACCCAAAGCCGTCGATGCTGCCGACGGCGAACGAGTCTTCTCCTGCGAGCATTCCGTCAATCACCTTGGCGTCGATCCAGAAGGAGCCCTCGGGCATGTCGGACGGAAACTTAGGCCCGGACACCCAGGACGGACCCCAGGAGTTCAAGCACAAAAGACCAGGCCGGTCGTACCTCACCGAGACCAGGGCCATGCAGTGTTGCCATGTCCCAGATGGGGCACAGAACGCCTGCTCGTCCCTGACAGACCGGAACCCATAACCTGAACAGACGGCCACCGGAAAACCCGACTCAATGGCCGCCGCAGCCTCCCGGAAGTTCTTGACCAGGGCCACATGCTTGGCGGGGTGGGTCTTGGCGATCAGGTCCAGTTTGCCCTGGTCGTTTTGGCCGCCATTCCCCCAATTTCCCCAGTCTCTTGCACGTTCCGGGGAGTATTTGGTCAGGTCGTGCCCCGGATACTGCTGTCTATATATAAGACCCCAGTCCCGGAGCCACTTGGCGGCGGCCCCTCCGTAACTGCCATCGGAGTACCCGGCCTGCTTCTTGCCCCTGGCTTCGACCCTGCTTCCGCCATAGATGCTCTCGGTGCTGGGGAATGGCGGGGGATTAGCCAGGCGTCCAGTCTCCCAGTCCACGCATTGGGCGATCCATGCTGAATGAGCGAAGCCCCAGGACACGCAGTCACCTATGCCCTGTCGGCCTACGACCCACGGCTGTCCGTAGACTGCCTGATGGGCCTTGTAGGCTGACCGGTACAAGAACGTGTCTTTGCCCTTGGCCTCACGGATGGCTTCCTCGCCTGCCTGCGAGAACAGAGGCTTGTCCAGTTCGGACAGGAACTGCCTGGTGCCGTCCGGGTTCGGGGTGTAGCCGAAACGCTGCGGGGCTGGCTGCGACAGGAATGCAGCGACGGCCATCCCGACTGCTATCAGCAGCAGCCAGGTGGCAACGGACTTCGCTGTGAACAGGCTCTTACTTTCCTGAGGCACGGCTGGCAGCCCCCGCGATCTCGAAGAATGCGTCCACCCACTTGGCCCGCTGCTCGGGGCTGATTGGCCCGCCGCTGATGCCCACGGCCTCGTTCAAGAAGTGGCAGATCTCGTCGCGTGCCTTGGGCTGCCTGTCGCCAATGGACTCGCCCTGCATCCGCATGTCACGGGCGGTGATCCGCAGGTCATCGAACTGGATGCCGGTCTTCAGACGGGGTTCTTTGCTCTGGCCGTCCTCCTGGATGATCCGAGCCAACTCATCACACAGGGCTGAAACGGCGGCGGCGTCGCTTGAGGCCGTGGGGCCGATGAACTTGCCAGCCAGCACCAGGCGAGCGGGCTTGTCGTCGGGGGCCGGGGTCGGAGCCCGGGAGCGTGTCGCCAGAGACAGGACGGCAATCGCACCCAGGACGGCAGCAGCGTAGTGCCTGGCCTTCTCGCTCACGGCTTCTTCTCCTTACGCGGCCTGGGCTTCTTGGCCGCTGGCTTCTTGGGCTCTTCCTGCACAACCTCCGTCACCTCGGGCTTGACCGGCCACAGAAGCAGGGCGGCGGCGGCGACGATGCAGATGATGGCGATCACGAGTTCTTCCTCACCAGTTGCAGGACCACCTCGATAGCACCAGAGGCAGCAGCCAGGAGCGAAGCCCTGACGGCAGGCTTGGCGATGACCCAGAAGGGCCAGAACCAGATCGGCACTGCCTTGTCAGCCACCTCGTCAAACAGGTGACCGAGGGCCTCAAGAACCATCTCCTTCTTCAGCGGCCCGGCGGTATCGAGCGTATCAACGGTCTCGATGGCCAGCCGCATCAGGGCCAGGAACAGTTCCCCGAACTCCACCAGCGTCAGGCCGCCATGTGCCTTCAGGCTGGCGACGATGACGAACGCCTTGACCTTGGCGGCCAGGGAGTCCATCGGGGTGCTGGCGGCGACACATGGTTCCGAGTACATGCTGCCCTCCTCAAACAAACTGGCACCGTACTGATGACGGCTCGTCACCAATACGGTGCCAGTGTGGTCCCTCTGATTCTTCTTACGATCACGGAGACGAGACGCGGGCCGACCGACCGGCGAGGCCGACCAGGACCCGAACCTTGCCGCTGGCCGTAGCAGCCAGGGCGATCCCCGCCGTCTTGTTCGCCACAGCGGCCACAGCAGCACCGCCCGTGAACGAGATCAGGTCAGCCGCAGCGAAAGTCGCAGCCGTGGTCGCCGTCGTCGGGCCCTCAACGACCACCCAGAAGATGTCGTTGTTGGCCACGCCAGCGGCAGGCAGGTACTCGTCCGCGATGCCGACCACCATGTCGTTCACGCCAGCCGAGCCGTCCACCTCGGACAGCAGGGCCGACGCCTTGGCCTTGACGGCCGCACCCGGGAGGATCGCACCGCCCGAGGTGTTCCGCATGGCGATGCACTTCACCGGGGCGTTGCTGTTCACAACGCCAGTCCGGGGGTGAACGTCCACGAACCACTTCGGGGTGCCGACGATGTGCGTGCCGTCGCTGGTCGAACTGACACCCAGCGTCTGGCCTCGGCTGAACCACGGATCGGAGTCGATATTGCTCATGGGTCTGGTCTTTCCTTATGGGCTTTGGGTTCAGGCGATGGCCGCCAACTTGAAGAAGTTACGCGGGGAACGGAACTTGAGGTTGGCGAGTACGCTCACGACATACCGATAGGACTGCAGGTCTTCGTTGTAGAACGGGCCTTCAGCAGTCATCAGGCTTCCTTCCATGCAACGAAGTTCCATGTTGGCGATGGAGAGCCCGTAGCCGCAGCCCGACGGGACCGCGTACTCGGTGCTGATCTCGACGCCGTCCTGCTCGAACACATCGTTGAAGCCGTAGGACTTCAGGCCGTTTGTCCGGGTGACGATGACACGCTCCTTCGAGTCCAGTTTGTTCAGGTACTCGATGTAGAGTTTGCGGTCCAAGAGGACCATGTCGATCTCGGACTCCTTCGTGTCATTCCGCTTGGTCTGGTGGATCGCCTCACGGGTGGCGACCACGCAGTTGTCCTTCCAGGTGTTGGTCAGACCAGCGAATGCCGTCGAGGTGTAGTTCACCACGATGGGGCTGTAGAAGTCGTACTCGGGGTCGGCCACGCCGTTCGGCCACACGCCCTCGACCTGCGACCCGGCGATGGCACCGAGGCCGGTGTTGATACCGGCGTAGGTGTCGGCCGGGAAGCCAAACATGTCGGCGGCGTTGGCGGCACGCTGGGCACCGGTACCGATGTTGACCGTACCGTTGAGGGCGAAGAACGACTCCAGGCCATGGAAGCGGAGTTCGTTACCGGCGGCGTTGCCGTCGATGTAGATCTCCTTGGCGAGGTGCTGCTCCATCGACTCCTGAAGGCGGCTGGCCATCTTGCCTGCCACGTTGATAAGGGCCTGCTGGCCACGGTTCTCCAGCATCTCCTTCTTGTAGATGCTGTCCGTAACTTGGTAGCCACGGTACGGGAGTTGGGCATCGACCCAGAGGTTCTGCCTGCTGAAGACGCGCGGGGTCTCACCGTTGTTGCCCGTGACAGGCTGGTTGCGATAGCGAACCTGCCAGTCGAGACCACGGCCACCCTGGTTCATCACGACGTTGCCGCTGTTCTCAAGTGCCGAGAACACCTTGAACTTGCGGAACGTGGTCAACTCCTCCTCACGGAGGTAGTTGATGATCGTGGTGCCAATACTGCGTGCCCAGTCCGTGGCCGAAGGCATGTGCTTTCCCTTTCAGGTTGCTTCTTTAGATCAGGCCGTCTGCTGAAGCCTGGTCGCGGAAGAATTGCTCGAAGGATCTTTTGGGTTTCGGGGCTCTCGGGTCGGTTAGTTGGGTGCCAGCCGAGCGGCTCGGATTTCTCGAAGCCTCTCGTCTCAGGTACTCCATGTTTTGCTGTGCGAGGTCAGGCTTCGGCTGCGGCGGGGGCTCCGCTGCAACCGGCATCGCCTGCTGCGGCGGCGGCTGGTAGGCGGCCTGGGCCGCGTACTGCTGCTGCTGCTGTGCAAACGATGCTTGCTGCTGGTCGAACGCGGCGGCGAGCATGTCCCTTTCGGTCATCGCCACTGCGTACTTCCAACGAGCCTCAGGGCCTTGGATTCCCTGACTCCTGGCTTCGTCAATGTACTTATGTACCAGCATGCCCTCAGGTGTCACTTGGCCTGTTTCAGAATCAAACAGCCAGTCCCGGTTGGACTGTTCGACATCGGTAACGAAGTGCTGCTTGGCCTCTGTCTCGAACCTGTCCTGGACGATCTTCTCGGCCTGCTGCTGGGCGAGTTTCTCGACCATGGGGCCGAGGGTTTCCTGGGGGTTTTCCAGAAACTTCCTGGCGAAGTCCGCCCGGTACTGCATCCAGTCTTCCAGGGCGGACTTTGCCTCCAGGGGTGCGTTTTCCGCAATTACATCGCGGCCTGCTTCATCCTTTGTGAGATACCGCTTGTAACTGTCCTTTATCTGCGGTGGGTTCCACCACGGAGTCTCTTGCTGCGGCTGGGCACCATGCTGGGCTGCCTGAAGTGCAGCCCCCTGCTGGGCCTGGCTGGACTGGGACGACTTCCACTTCTCGAACTCCGGCCGGTGGGCCAGGTACTCCTGGGCATACGGGATGTACTGCTGGTACTGGGCCAGTTTGTGCTGGGCAGCCCGCTCCCGCTGCATCGCCTGGTACAGGTGGGACGCGATGGCCCGGTCGTCTTGGCCCTGAAACTCAGGGAGTTTCTTGAAGTTCGACCAGACCGACTCCTGCTGCGGCTGCGTCTGCCCCTGGTACTCAGGGGTAGAGGGAGCCTCCTGGGTGGCAGTGCCTACGGAGGAGGACTCCAGGTCCTGCGAGGTCTCGACTTCACCGCCCTGATCTACGGACTCGGTATCCATGACAAGCCTCCTATGCTTGAGAACAGCAGCCTGCTGTGAATATCAAGCCCGCGTTACCGCACTAGCAAGCGGTTTTGCGTCCCGAATGGCTGAGAGTCAGCGCATTACTCGGAAGGCGTCCCACCACCCAGGCGGCTTGCTGGCTTCGGCACGCTGAGTGGCGTCAAGGACTTTTGCTCCAGCCTCGCCAATACCACTGCCGATGCGGCCCAGGCCACGCTTGCTGGCGTGGTAGGGGGACTGGGCGTTCTTGTAGGCCAGGTCGCTGACTGCGGCCTGTGCCTCTCGCTCCTGCTTGTCGTAGTACTCCTCGAATGCCTTTCGGTCATTAGGGTCCACGCCCTCTGCCAGCAGGGCAGCCTTGATGTCGGGGCGGTTCTGCAGGCCCGGCTTGAAAGAGTCGAAGAACCCTGGGCGATTGCTGTCTGCCAGGGTGGTCGCCCCCTGCATGGCAGCCCCAAACGGGACTTCCTCAGAACTCTCGCGGAGCAGGAACGGGGCTAACTTCCCGGAGGCGATTCCCTGAGTCTTGCCAGCCAGCCGGGTCGCATAACCCGCCATGCCACCCACGCCATACGAGGCCAGGCGAGGAGCGGCAGCCTTGGCAGCCATGTGCAGGCCCTTGCCAGCCCCAAAGGCAGCGACATTCGACGGGTCCGCAAGCATGTAGCCCAAGGTCGCCAATCCCTGTCCAAAATACGAGGGCGGCTCGCCTGTTTCCCGCATGCGGTGCATGGACCAGGACGGGGCCCGGATCTGATCGGCTTGCTGTCTGGCTTCAGCGATGTAGCGATCCCGCTGCTCTGGAGAACCCGAGGGAACGTCATGTGGACTCGGCCTTTTCCACTGATTCCACCCCTGGCTGGCGACGGACGCACGGTAGGCCGAGTCTGGCTGGTCCATAAGGCGGTTGGCCAAAGCCTGCCCATTCCATTCCATGGCGTCCATGAA